CTCAGAAGCGCGTATCCACCCGCCACGACGCTCGCCAACATCATACACATCGCAAAGGCGAGGAAGAGGACCATCAACAGATCCATCCCTACTACTACTGACCCGGGAAATAATCAAACTTCCACTGAGTCGTGAAATTCGTGTCGACCGCCTTGACTGTCGGTTTGAACTCGAAAATCGAGCAGTCATTCTTGGTCCACATGGAAGCCTGACACAGACCGTTCTGCCCACACGCGTCCGGGCACTGCTTCTCCATAGGATCTTGAAGCTTCCAGTGAGTCTGGGACCCTGTTTCCGAGAAACTGCCCCGTTCTGTCCAGCAGTACCCAGTGGCCCGACCTCCACAACCGAACGTGACTCCATTACCTGGGTCGGTATCTGGCCGTTGAACGAGATTATTCAGACCATTACATCCCTTGGTGTTCTCGGGATCGGTGCCGTCTATTCCAGTTTTTGCATTACAGACGTAATTCGTGTTGTTATCTCTCGACAGGTCGCCTCGGAAGTAGCACTCTTTGGCACTGTCCTTGAACACGAACGATTTACACGAAGCGTTCGACATGCACACGTTCGCACAGAGGTTGGCCGTGCTCACACCCGTAATCTTTTTAGGATCCGCACCTCTCTTGTCCTTCCCGGCGTTCCAGTTCGGGTTCGATTCCTTTTTGAAATACTTGAGGTCATTCTCATAGTCACCAGTCGCAGGCGGTGCCACGAAGGCGTTATCCGACTTGAAATACTGAGACTCGATACTGAACCCACCGGAGCTCACGGTGTCCGTGTACTTGGTGGTCTTCTGGCCAAACCCAGACTTGTCCATCGAGTCAAACTTCACGTACGTATTTCCAGTGGAACCCGAGTCCAACACGAACGCATTCCCGTACATCGTGGCGACCCCGCCGACGTACGTGAACCCCATACACTCTGTAGCCGACCAGCAGTTATCGGCCGCCTGAGCTAGGGTCCAGTCTGACTTGGTCCATAGACTCGGTTGGGCCTTGTCCAAGAGGTCAAAGGGGACCTGACCAAACTTGGTCCCACCTACATCTGTCGATACGTGGATATCCTTGCCCTTTTCATAGTTTATGATGGTCACGTTGCCTTTGAGTTGGCACTTTCCATTTTCCATCGCATATCCAGTGCACCCCTCTGTGTCAAAGCACAGAACCGAACAGTTCACGTCATCCTTATCCTGTGGCTCATCGATGTTGTTCTCACGGGGCGCCCCGAAGTTGATTCTCTTCTTGAAACTGTTTGGACGGATGGTCGACGTGCGCTTCTGGATGTTCGGCAGTCCTGATGACGTGTCGAACTTGAAGCCGGCCAATGCGTCCGTGATGAGACCCTTTGATAAAATCGTCTTTGCGGCGTCGGGACCATAGTAGACTCTAAGGAATAGACTCACGCAACATGAAAATAAGCAACACCCTGCTATCACAAGGACGATAACATTACCGTCCATCTAACTTAAGGGCTTATTTTTTTTGGCACTTGAGACTATCACCGATGGGTCCTTTGTAACCTTCAGCACATGACTCTCCAGGATTCAGGTAGTAAAATTGGGCGTCGGGTTTGGGCGGCTCCCGCACATTCGCAAAGGACGGTTTTCGGAACAAAATTAGGACCACCACAATGGCAAAGAGAGCCCAGAGCAACACGGAGCGCTTGGCCATAGTTACTCTTTCTTGAGATAAATTTTAGAGTCCTCCTTTTTGACCATATATCCTGGAACACTCTTCCACGCATCCGGTGGGGTCTTGGACTTGAGGACCCACCATTTCTCTTCGTCACCAAAGACGCTCTTCGTAACCTCCTTCCAGACATTGTACCCTTTGCACGTCCAGTCCATTTCACACTGTAAACGCGCCACGTCAACGGACGTCACCTTTTTGTCCTTCGAGGTGCAGTCTATGGGAACTGAATTAGGATCGTAAATTGCACGACCCGAAGCGAGCCTGAAAAAGGCTTCCTTCTCACCGAGGTCCACCTTCTCGGGCGGCGGCAAGAACCACGCCGCCCCAAGTGAGCAAGCACATAGACCAATTGCGGCCAAGGCTATCGCCATCTAAAGAATACAGCTATTTTAATTCTAAAATGGTCAAGATTGTCTTCTGTATGCCTGGTCGCACCTACTCGCGTGAGTTCCTTCTGGGATGGACTGATCTGATGATGCAGGCTTCGGCCCGTGGTCACCAGTGCATGATTTCTCAGCAATACACGAGCTGTGTGCATTTTGCCCGAGCCAAGTGCCTCGGGGGTGACGTGCTCAAGGGCCCTGATCAGAAGCCGTTCCAGGGCAAGGTGGAGTATGACGTCCAGATGTGGATCGACTCGGACATGGTGTTTCGCCCGGACGACTTTTTCGCTCTGCTCGAGAGCCCTCACGACGTGACGGCCGGTCTGTACATGATGGAAAATATGCAGGAGTTTGCGGTCGTCAAGAACTGGGACAAGGACTACTTTGCGAAGAACGGATCGTTCAAGTTCCTGCGGCCGGACGACATCGTCGGTGCTGCGCAGTACCAGAAGGTGGCGTACTCCGGCATGGGCTGGATGATGATTCGGAAGGGTGTCGTGGAGGATCTCAAGTACCCGTGGTTCTACGGACCACTTGAGGTCATCAGCGAAGGGATCGTTGATATGAATTCTGAGGATGTGTCGTTCTGCAAAGCGCTCGAGGCGGCTGGCCATCCTATCTACGTGGACACGAAGCTGCGCGTCGGCCACCAGAAGGCGCTCGTCATCTAAAGGTTAAAATATCATTATTAATAAATGGATGGCGTCATCTATGGATACAGAAACAAAATTAACGGGAAAGTATACATAGGAAAGACGTTTCACGAAGAAGATCGGAAAAAGCAGCACAAGAATTCAAAAAGAAAAGACCATTTTCATTGTGCGATTAGACTTCATGGTTTTGAAAACTTCGAGTATTTCGTCTTAAAAGATAATATAAAGACTGAATTGGAATTGAATGAACTTGAGATTTTCTATATCAAAGAATTTGATTCGTTTGATAAAACCATAGGATATAACTCAACTCTAGGAGGAGAGGGATCTATAGGGTGTATACCTAGTATAGAAACTCGAGAGTTGATGAGCAAATCGCGCACAGGTCTAAAGAGAACTGAAGAACAAAAGCGAAATATGAGCATTGCACAAACAGGTCGTGAAATTTCAGAATCACACCGAATGAAAATAAGTATTGCTCATCGAGGCCGCAAGAGGAGTCCGGAACATGTTAAAAATTCAGCGGCTGGATTATTTAAAAACATAGAACAGTGGTCACTTGACGGGAAACTCATCAAGATTTGGGATTCGTTGAAAGAAGCAGGAGAGACGCTGCAAATTCATCGCGGAAGTATAAGTGGATGTGCTAATGGATATCCAAAAAACAAGACTGCTGGTAAATTCATATGGAAATTTCACGCAAGTCCAAACTCGGATTTGAGTTCATCCAATGTATGATAGTACCGTCCAAGATCCTTTTTGAACCGCGCATCTTGCTTCCCCCCAGTCTTCAAAATATAGGCCAAATTCGCCTTTGAATACTTGGTGCGCGTCTGGTTCTCAGTCGGCTTGCGTGGCGTCACGCGTTTCGGTTTAGGGGGTGGGATGGATGTATCCACGACGGGTCTTTTATTGATGAATGATAATGACTGAAGCAGACTATCCGCCAGGTCATCCTTTTTCTTGTGGCTGTCGAAGAACGGGATCAGGTGCCGATTCACGCCGGTCGCCTCGATAAACTTGCGTGCGCGCTCGATACTCGTCTTTTTGCGCTGGGCGTAGCGCGCCGCACCTGGCCCCGCCACGTCCGGAACCTTGTGGCGGGCGTCCCAGATGACCACCGGGCGATCGGAATTCTTGACCAAAAAGTACGTGTGTAGGAGGTTCTCGACCGCCTTCATGCCCCGGTTGCGGTCGGGTTGCTTCTCGATGATGACTGTACTGGCCCCGAGGACCCACGGACGCTCGTTCAGGTGACGCACCAAACACGGGAACACACCGTCCGCGTGCAGAGGGGGGACGCCCGAAACGTCCCATTGGTGAATTTTGCGATCAGTCGGATCAATCAAACACATTGCTAAATTCTTGATTCCGCAATCGATTGATAGAATCATCTTCTAATATTAAAGACTATTAGGTTTTTAAGTTCAATGAGCAGCGTCTGTGCGCAAAAAAAAGCTGTACTTGCAGAGAGAATCGCTAAACGTACCGTCCAAGACGCCAAGGTGTTGACGCCGCCGCCACCTACCGAGCCTGCGGGCGATCTCGTGTGTTGGTGGTGTGTTCACGGCTTGCCTCAGTTGCCTTGCATACACCTGCCGACCAGGTACGACGACAAGCGGGACCGTTTTGAGACCAAGGGGAATTTCTGCTCGTGGCAGTGCGCCAAGGCGTGGGCCCACGACCAGAACTCGGCGCGCTCGGGCGAGATTCAGATGTTTCTGATGATGATGCGTCGTCGGGCCATAGGGCACTACACGCCTCTGTGGCCCGCCCCGAAGCGCGAGGCGCTCAAGATTTTTGGCGGTTCAATGACCATCGAGGAGTTTAGGTCATACGGTGGCCTCGTGGAGCCTCCCATCATTCACTGGCCAGACCAGAAGCTTCACGTGCCCATCGTCGGTGGAGGGACCGCTGTGACTGAGACGGTAGGGGGGGGCGAGACTGCTGCTCCCGCCAAGGACCGCGGGCGACTCAAAGCTATCCAGAACTCGACGAGCTCATCGGACACACTCAAGCTCAAGCGTATGAAACCTCTGGCCAGAGCCGAGAGCAAGTTGGAGAACGTCCTAGGAATCACGCGGAAGGGGACGTTGCCGGGGTGAGCGAGCCCATGATGCACATTCCACGGGTCGCGTTCCACGTGTATCCACCGGGTGGGCATTTGGGAACGGCATCTTTATCGCACTTTTGGCTCACGCGAGTATCTCTGAATCCAGTCGGACAGTAGTAAAATGTCGCACAGTCGAAATTATCAGCCACGATGGCCGCATTGAGCGCCAATCCGACCGGTCCACCGGCGGCACCGGCAATTATGCCTTCTTGACCCGTCGTCGATGAACTGATTGCCTGATTCTTGAGACGTTCACATTCGTCTGCCGGGGGGTGCGTGCCCGCTACGATGCAGGACGCGCCAGTCAATGTAGAGCCGTCCGTACAGGGTTCATACTGCCCGTTAATGGCCGGGACCTCACACGAAGGCAGGCTGGTGCACAGGTCAGACTCTGTCAGCGGGTCCATACAGGACCCACCGTTCTTGGCCGGCGTCACAACCTGACGAGTCCGCGTGCGATGGGCCTGGGTACCACAATTTGCGTCGCATGCACTCCATTCGCTCCAAGGACCCACCTTGCACTTCTGTTTCAGGCCAAAGGCGTCCAAGAGGCCCAAGCCGCCCGATCCCGCGGACGATCCTGGGGGCATCGCACCGCCGTGCGCCTGGGCATAGGCGAGCTCTTCAGCCGTAAACT